TTGAAAGAAACATCAGGGCTAACTCATCGAAATACGATAACTGGATGCAGTTACAGGACGCTCATGATGGGGTTGCGGTTATGCTTGGCGGAGGTGCTTCGATTAATGACAATATCGAGGATATCCGTGAATTACAGAAAAACGGTGCGACAATCTTTGCCATGAACGCCGCCTCACAATGGGCGCGAGGGCATGGAATTGAGGTTGATTATCAGGTTATTGTCGACGCGAAAGAGGAGACAGCAAGCCTGGTGGACTCTGGCGCGAACGCGCATCTATTTGCATCACAGTGCAACGAAAAGACGCTCGAAAAATCAAAAAACCTTACTCTATGGCACTTGGAACTAGGCAACATAGAGTCATTCTTTCCGCAGGAGAGGGTGAAGAAAGGCGGTTATGTGCTTGTAGGCGGCGGCGCTTCTGTGGGTAACTCTGCATTATGCGTTGCATATACACAGGGATTTCGTGATCTACACGTGTTCGGTTACGATAGCTCGCATAAGGACGGTCAATCGCACGCCTATTCTCAGCCGATGAATGAATTTATGCCTACCACAGAGGTTAAGTGGGCTGGGCGGACATTTACTGTATCCGTGGCAATGAAGGCGCAGGCCGAGAAATTTCAGATTACCTCACAAGCATTAAAGCAGGCGGGCTGTACATTCCATATCTACGGTGATGGCCTACTTCAAACCATGTACAACTCAAAGCCGACTGATTTATCTGAGAAAGATAAGTACCAGCTAATGTGGCAGTTTGATGATTATCGCCAGTGCTCCCCGGGTGAGAATATCGCAGATTTCTTTATCAGCATGGTTAAACCCGAGGGGCTTATTATTGATTTTGGTTGCGGCACAGGCCGTGCGGGGATTAAGTTTGCACAGCATGGGCTTGAGACGCTGCTGATTGATTTCACAGATAATAGCCGGGATGAAGAGGCGCAATCGCTTCCGTTCTTACAGTGGGACTTAACCCAGCCATGTCCAGCTATGTCGGAGTACGGGTTTTGCACAGATGTCATGGAGCATATACCCACCAAGGATGTAGAGACGGTCATTGATAATATTATGGCCGCATCTAAAAACGTGTTTTTCCAAATCAGCACAGTAGAGGATCATTTCGGCGCGGCTATTGATCATCCGCTACATCTAACTGTAAAGCCGCATGAGTGGTGGAAAGGTCTGCTCTCAAAGTACCGTATTGAGTGGGACCAGGATCAGGGCAACGCATCATTATTCTATGTTAAACAACAGGAGCATTCACATGAGTGAACCAGCAAACAATGGCATTTTCCCAAAGTTCTACACTGATACAATTAGGAATCAGTCTAAATCTGATGCAGAAGGCCGCCCCGTTTTTGACGAGGTTGAAATGGTCGAAATTCGCATCGCAGGCGACCCCAAGAACGTCGTAACGCGAAAAGCCCGCGACCTGGACAAAGAGCGATGGTATGCGCAGTATGAGCAATTTAAGCGACAGGAGAAGCAGGTATCCAGTGGAACGCCTATACAGGAGTGGACGCGGATATCCAAAAGCGAGGCCGCGACACTTAAGGCGCTCAACATTCACACGCTCGAAGCATTGGCAGAATTGCCGGAATCAGGCTTGCAAAATATCGGCATGGGTGCGCGTGAGATGCAAAAGAAGGCCATCGCATATATTGAAGCCGCCAATGATTCGGGGGCAATTGAAAAGCAGCGCAAGCTAATCGAGCAGCAGAGCGAGATGATTGATGAGCTAAAGGCTCGAATTGAAGAGCTTGAGGCCAAGAAACCCGGACGCAAGAAACGAGCCGCAGCATGAGCTTACTCGATATCTGCCAAAATGTAGCAAAAAATATCCCGGTGGCGTCGCCTGTTACTATCGTCGGCAATACCGATCAGGTTGCTACATCGCTATTGTCAGCGGCCAGCAAGGCAGGCAGGTCCATCGCACGAAAGGTGAACAGCAATGGTGGGTGGTTAATTCTTCACAAAGAGCATACTTTTACCACTGTTAATGCACAAAGCGACTACACGTTACCCACTGACTTCGACAGGCTTCTGCAAGACACGCTATGGGATAGGTCAAACTATTGGGAAATGCGCGGCCCGCTGACGCCCGGCGACTGGCAGATGTACAAATCCTCTGTGCTGGGTAATTCGATCTCTATCCGTAAACGGTTCAGGGTCCGCAATTCGTCAGGCACCAAGGTTTTCAGCATTGACCCAACGCCAACCAGCGCCGATGACATGGTTTTTGAGTATGTGTCAAAAAACTGGTGTCAATCGTCCGGCGGAACCGGCCAAACGGATTGGGCGGCGGATACCGACACCGGCATTATTGATGAATACTTGATTGAATTAGACACATTATGGCGCGTGTTGAAACGTCTTGGCATGTCTTATGCAGAGGAAAAGGACGAAGCAGAGCGAGAAATAGCGCAATCACTCGCCTCTGATGGCGGCTCAGGCCGGGTAAGCCTAAACGGTACAAGAGGCGTTCACTTACTTGATACGCGCAATGTCCCAGACACAGGGCTCGGCACATGATCAACCAGTCTCTGCTTAGGCAATCACGATATCAGCCCAAATCACGGGCCATCTCTGTGCCTGCCCCTGTGGGCGGCTGGAATACGCGTGATGCGCTTGCGGATATGCCCGAGGACGATGCGGTTAATTTAGATAACTGGTTCCCTACGGTTGGAAAATGTGAGGTTAGGCCAGGCTACGCAGAGCACGCGACAGGAATAGGATCGGGGGATGTTGAATCCCTTTTTGAATTTCACGCTGAAGGCAATCAAAAGCTGATTGCGTGCGGCAATGGCAATATCTATGACGCGACCAGCTTGGGTGCGGCCTCTTCGCTTGGCTCTGGCTTTACAGAGGATAAGTGGCAGGGGGTGAACTTCTCCGGGTATATTCATTTAGTCAATGGTGCTGATACAGGGCAGTTATACGACGGCACAACCCTTGCTGATATGACCTGGACAGGCTCGGGATTTACCTTGGCAAATATGGACGGCATACAGTCCCACAAGCACCGTTTGTATCTATGGGATACAAGTACGCAGGACTTCTGGTACGGCGGCGTAGACGGGATTACAGGCACGATGACCAAGTTTCCATTAAGCCGTGTTACTCAACTTGGCGGTAATTTAATCGCGATGGTGTCATGGTCGCTGGATAATGGCGCCGGCATTGATGACCTTGCTGCGTTTGTCATGTCATCGGGGCAGATTGTTGTTTATTCAGGGGCAGACCCAGGCGATGCCGCAGACTGGTCACTGGTCGGCGTTTTTAATATCGGCGAACCCATGAATAAACGCGGATTTGTCAGCACGGCAGGCGATGCTGTGATCACAACAACCAGCGACTATGTATCAATGTCTGAGGTCTTGAGAGATGGTCAGATAGGCACCGCATCAAAACTTAGCGGGGCAGTTATGGACGCCTCTGCGAATAAATCACTTGATGGCTGGCAATCAGTCCTATGGAAGCGCGGACACATGATTGTATTCAATGTCCCAAACAGTGACGCTACGTACGATCAACATGTCATTAATACGATCACAGGCGCGGCGACCCGCTTTAAGGATATCCCGGCGAGGTGTTGGAGCGTATTTGATACCGACCTTTATTTCGGCTCAGGCGACGGAAATGTCTATAAAATTACCGGCGCAGACGATGGAGGCACCGATATTCAAGCCAATGCTGAGCAAGCATGGAATGACTTTAACACCCCACAAACCAAGCGGTTATGCGCTCATCGACCTATACTGGAAACGCAAGGCGATATTAGCTACGAGATTGGGACCGGTTTTGATTTTCGTCGCGCACTAACCCCAGCGGCTACGGCTACGGTGGGCAGCGGATCAGAATGGGATGCCGCAGAGTGGGATGTCGCGCCCTGGTCGGCAGAGAACCAAGTCGATGTTAACTGGAGAATAGCGGCGGGAGTAGGTCAGAATCTATCTACTCGATTACGTGTTTCGGCACAACAGGCGATAGCATGGCTGAGAACGGACTACAGGATAGAGGTCGGCACGAACCTGTAACGGTTGTTTATGGGTGTGATCGAGAGGTCGCACACTGGGTAGGCCGCGAATTGCATGAGGAGTTTACTGATTGCAGGGCTATCGGATTCGCCAGAAATGGCGCATTAATCGGCGGAGTGGTGTATCATAACTACAGAGAGCCGAGTATTGAGATGAGTATTGCCACTACCGACCCAAAGTGGTGTACTAGAAGTATTTTAAAACAATGTTTTACTTACCCTTTTAAGCAATTGGGGGTAAAAAGAATTACGACATTGGTTGACGCTGAGAACCAGCCCGTGAGGGCATTCAATGAGCGATTAGGCTTCATACATGAGGCGACATTGAAAGACGCACTCCATGACGGAGACGCAGCATTATACAGAATGCTGCCCGACGAGTGCCGATGGTTAGCGAGGAATACACATGGGTAAAGGTTCATCAAGAGCGCCAGATCCGCCAGATCCGGCAGCAACCGCACAAGCACAAGCAGCCGCCAACAAAGAAGCCGTACTTGAGTCAGCGCGAGTCAACCAGTTTCGCCAGATTACCCCATACGGCACGCTCGAATACACCGGGGAGATTGGCGAACCAAGCCGAACTCGAACCACCACACTAGCCCCCTCACAGCAGCAACAGCTTGAGCAACAGAACCAGCTCGCCGAAGCGCTAGGCGGTTTTGCGCTTGGTCGCAGCGAGCAGATACCACAAACCCAATTTAGCCTTGAAGACCTTCCGGGTGTTCGTCAAGACTTCAGCGATGATGCCAGACGCGTAGAGCAAGCAACCTATGACCGAACTGTTAACCTTTTAGAACCACAGTTTGAACGCCAAGAGCGCAGGCTTGAAACCAATCTGGCTAACCGTGGAATACCGATTGGCGGTGAAGCATACGGCGACGTTCGAGATCAATTCGAGACCGGGCGTGATGAAGCCCTTTTGTCTGCGGCTAATGCGGCGGTACAGGCTGGCAGGGGCGAGCAGTCACGGCTTTATGGCCTAGAGTCGGCTGATAGAGCCAGGGCCCTTAATGAACGCCTCCTGGAGCGCTCACAGCCGATTAACGAACTTGCAGCCATCTTGCAGGGCTCACCTGCGACAGGAACGCCCCAGTTTGGAACAGCGGCTCAATACCAGATTTCACCCGGCGACGTTCAGGGGGCGACTAATTTAGCGTATCAAGGACAATTAAATCAATTTAATCAGGCAAATGCTAACCGCCAGGCGGGGCTGGGTGGATTGTTCCAGCTTGGCTCTGCGGCGCTTCCATTTTTCTTTTGAGGCTGAATTATGACACCGACATTCATCCAAAAAGACCCCTCTATTCAGCGTAGGCAAAGGCTAGCTGATGCAATGACGCAGCAAGCAAGCCAGTATCGCCCTATTCAACATCCTTTGCAGGGCGTTGGACAGCTTGCGCAGGCGTTATCAGGCGCATATCAGCAGCGCGGTATTGATAGAGATATCACAGAACGCACAGGCGCATATAACAAGACTATCGCTGACGCGCTCGAGGCGTATGGCGGCACTCCTGCCACAACAGCCCCATTTGTGCCTGACACGTTCGATGAATCAGATGTATTGCCTGCTGGGCTGGAAACAGAGGTTCCCGCTCAGCCTGGTGGCATGGACGAGCTTGCCCGTGTTTTAGCTCAGAATCCTGATACGTCCGGCCTGGCTTTGGATTTCAAACTGAAGGGTATTGAAGCCGACAGAGCTGAAAGGCTTGCGGGGCAGAAATACCAGCGAGCACGAGAAGATAAGCGCGCCGATTTACTATTTTCTGACGAATTGGCGCGAGGTCGAGATGCCGATAAGATCGCCGCAAAGGCGCAGACGCCGGGCGCTGATATTGTGCAGTCTTCTGATATCCTGCCTGATGGCACCGTTGTTCAGGTGTTCAAAAGCGGGGAAGTTAAGACCGTCACCCAAGAAGAGGATAATGTACAAAAGATTAAGGACGCGAGACGATACGGCGCGGAGATTCAAGGTGTTCGATCTGGCGAACGAACCGCCGCCTCGGAAGGCCAGAAACAGTCCGTTAAGGCATTTACTGGGTTGGTTAAGGCGAGAACCAATATCGCAAATATTGATAAAGCTATCGAGGCCATCGATCAAGGGGCAAGTACTGGATTTATTCAGTCCATGCTGCCTTCGGTTCAAGAAGCCTCCATTAAGCTTGATAATCTACAGAACAGTCTCGGCCTCGATGTGATTGGCAATGTTACGTTTGGCGCACTTTCTAAGGGGGAACTGGACTTAGCCCTATCTACTGCCCTTCCTACATCTCTTGAGCCGGAAGCGTTAAGGCGCTGGCTGGTTGATAAGCGTACCGCACAGGCTAAGCTGGCTGATTACTTGCAAGAAACCGCCGTATACCTTGGGACTCCTGGCAATAGCATCGCCAAATTCCTACAGGAAAAGAAAATCGCCACGGGCGGTGATACACCGCTAACCCCTGAAGAAAAAGCAGAGCTTGAGGAATTACGTATACTGAAGCGAGAACGGCAATGAATGAACGTGAGGAGCTTGAGGCTCTACGGGCGCAATTAGGCAGGCAAAAACCCGCGCAAAATGAACGGGCGGAGGTTGAGGCGTTACGTGCCGAGCAGCCACCCATCAGCGAGGCTCGAAGAAGTGGCCCGACTGAGGGAGCTATTCGTCAGTTCGGCCAAGGCGCATCTTTTGGATTTTCTGACGAGGCAGGCGCACTTGCTGACACGCTATTAGAGAAAAGCCTACCCGGTTTCGGGAGAACCCCTTTTGGCGAGCTTTATGATCAAAATCTAGCGTTTAGGGCACAGGAGCGCGAACAGTTTTCAGAGGATTACCCAAAAACCGCGATTGGCGCAGAAGTCCTTGGCGGATTAACCACAGGTATAGCTGGTGGCGCAAAACTCGGGGCGACAAAGGCTGGCGCAGCCTTTACCGGGCTATCCAAGCCCGCACAATTCGCGACTGCTGGCGGCGCTACTGGTGCTGCTTATGGCGCAGGAACAGCAAAGCCTGGCGAGCGATTAGAAAGTGGCGCAACAAGCGGAGTTATTGGCGGGGTGTTAGGGCTCGGATTGCCGGTTGTTGGGGGGATTGCAAAACGAGGCGCAGAAAAAATAACGCACCCTGTAATAGATGCTCTATCAAAAACATTCAGATCTCCCAAAACACAGGCTATTAAGGCAATAAGGCGTGAGCTTGAGCGTGGCAATATTACGCGAGAGCAGGCGCAGCGAGAAATATCAAAGCTAGGGGATGAGGCGATTGCAGCAGAATCACTTGGTGAAGGCGGTATGGATTTACTTGACCAGGTGGTGAACACTCCCGGCAAGTCTGCACAGGTGGCAAAAAGTGTATTATCTGCCCGAAACCGCCAAGGCGGCCAGCAAAACCGATTAATTAAGGAGTTATCCGATCTTACAGGTGCCGACGCTGATTTTCTTGATAATTACACTGCATTAGAGCAGGTACGCAGAGAGGCCGCAGAGGCGCTATACGCTCCGATCAGGGGCAAAGAGGTTCCGCTGACTAAAGGTCTTAAATCCATACTCGCGACGCGATCAGGGAAAAAAGCATGGAAAGAGGCGCAGAACATCGCCGCCGATGAGATTGATGGCAAGCCTTTGCCTCGGTTGTTACGTGTTGAGGATGGCAAAGAGATTATAGATGAGGGCGTGATTCCTGATGTCCGTGCGTGGGATCACATGAAGCGTGGTTTTGATACTGTGATTGAAAAAGGCACGGACCCAGTTACAGGAAAGATGAACAGTGCGGCGTATAGGGCGTTACAGCTTAAAAACAAGCTCGTCTCTGAATTAGACGAGATGGTCCCCGAGTATAAAGCGGCTCGTCAGCAATACGCGGGTGACTCGGCCAACATCTCAGCATTAAGGCAGGGTAAGCGCGTTTTACGTGATGATGCAGAAATTACAGCTCGTGACGTTGCCCGGATGAGTGATTCTGAGAAAGAGGCTTATGTGGTCGGAGCCACGAAGGCTATTAAAGACAAGATACTGGCAGCAGGCGAGGGCGCCACCCCATTACGATTGACTGGGTTGCTCAAGGAGCGGTTAAAGCCGGCGTTTAAATCTGATGCTGATTTTAATCGGTTTATTGTGGCTGCGCGTCGTGAATCAATGTTTAAGGGTACAGAAAACCGGATGCTTGGCTCTCAGACATTCCGCCGGGGGGCAAGAGAGGCGATGGACGCCATCCCATCAAGCAGGGCGGATTTGGTGATGGGTACAATGCGAGAAGTTTTATCCCCAGATATGGCTGAGCCGGTCAGGGATGAGATTGGTCGCATGCTGTTAACACAGGGTGATGATGCGCAGCGCATGCTAGCAAAGCTATTAATGCCTAAATCTCAAGGGGTTTCTATCCCGAAGATGACCGTCCCGACTGGTGGTTTTATGCTGGGCCAGGGTGTTGGTACGGGGGTAAATAGGCTCAAGTAAGATCGAGCCAATGCCCGTATTTTAGGCGGTATCCAATATATATCAGTAGGATTCCGCACAATACGCCAAAAGCGTATCCGATACCAAAAGCACTAAAGGAATAAAGGAAGCCCCCTGCTAGCAGCAGGAATATAGTAGCGGTAATGATTGGTTTTAGTGTGTTCATATTAACAATATACACGTTTTAACCTTTTCATGCAGATTCGGCGGGTGTTTTGTTATATTTAATGAATAACAGAGGTTTATATTATGGCTTTTAACGGTTCCGGGCTTTTTTCACGCCTTTATAATTGGGCGGCTGACCGTGACGCGTCTATTAAAATCACGGCATCCCGAATGGATGCAGAAATGGACGGCATGGCGACCGGCCTGTCTACCTGTATCGCTAAGGACGGGCAGACCACTGTAACCGCTAATCTTCCGATGGCGACTTACAAACATACGGGCGTCGGTGCAGCCAATGCCCGCACAGATTATGCGGATACAGCCTCAGTTCAAGATGATTCGTTTAACTATATCACCGAAACGGGCGCGGCGGATGCGTACGTTATCTCTCCATCCCCAGCTATTACAGCTTATGCAGCAGGGCAAAGGTTCACGTTTATAGCAACCAATGCTAGCACCGGAGCTTCTACACTGAATGTCAGTGGACTTGGCGTAAAGTCTATCGTTAAGAACGTCTCCGCTGCGCTGGCAGCGGGTGATATTGCGGCTAATGCAATTGTGTCGGTTATTTATGACGGCACTAATTTCCAATTGCTTTCATTAACTATCGTTAACCTTTCCGGATACCTGCAAACGTCTGATATTGGCGTAACGGTACAAGCCTATGACGCTGACACCACTAAAAACGATGTAGCGAATACTTTTACTCAAACAAATACTTTCACCCCCGCGCAGACATTCTCCGCGTCAAATACCTATTCAAATCAGCAGTATTTCGCAGAGGCCACGTTAACGGATGGAGCAAATATCTCGTGGAATTTAAACACAGCGCAAGAGGCAAAAGTTACCCTTGATGGCAACAGAACACTCGACAATCCCACTAATCAGGTCGCAGGCGCATGGTATAACCTTCGCGTAATCCAAGATGCTGTCACAGGTAGCCGGACGCTCTCTTATGGCACGGCCTATAACTTTGGCGACTTAGGCGCTCCGACGCTATCAACAGCGACAAGCGCAGAAGACGTACTGTCTTTTAGAAGTAACGGAACAGACATGCAGTACATGGGCGCGTCTACTGGAGTTCACGCGTAATGTTAAACCAGGGGGTTTTAAATAGCATACTTACTGAACAGGCGTACGTAACAAATTCTACACAAACGCCAGATCAATCCACCTATACATTTTCATCACAATCAATCGGGGTGGCAGATAGCTTTAGACACGTAATTGTGGGGGTTGGTTTTTACGACGGGACCAACAGTATGTCGGACGGAGACGGTCCAGCAAGCGTTACAGTAGGTGGTGTTAGCGCAACGCTGATAAATCAAGAGTCTGTTGGCTCTGGAAGTGAGCGTTTCGGTGCTAGCTTATGGCGAGCGCATGTCCCTACAGGAACCACGGCGGATGTAGTGGTTGTTTTGCCCGAGACGGTTTCTGGGTGCAATGTTGGCATACACAGGCTTATACACGCAAGCGGAGCACCTAGAGATTCCGACGCCGTTAGAGTGAGCACAACAACTGCTACAACAAAAAGTTTCTCTGCAAGTAAGGCCGGTATTGGTTACGCAATATTACGCGAAGATGGCGCTGCGGCAAGTTCAACCTGGGGCGGAACCGCATCGCCTACGGAAGAGTACGACGATACACCATTGGGATTTAATATGTTTACGTCTGCAAGCTTCACAGATGCCGGGACGGTTCAGGTTTCTGGCACAGGGATTGATCATATATCACTGGTTGCAGCGGTTTGGAGTTAAGGAGATAAGCTATGTTTTTTCAAGTTGTTGATAATGTAATTATAGGTGATGCTCAAAGCCTACCTAGAATGTTTGTAAAAGATGATGTTCAATATCCTGTGGTTGAGATGTTTAACAAGGGGCATGACATTACTTATCTTGGATGGTATGAGCAGAATATAATTAAACCAACGCTATCAGAAGGCCAGAGAATCACAGGATATACTCATGCAATTAATGGTAGTCAGGTAGACTCTACTGCAGCGATAAAGTCTGAAACTCCAGCGGAGAGAAAATCTCGCAAAGAGGCGCAGATTGATAGTATTCCAGAGGCATTGGCATTAAGGTTTGAAGCAATAGAAGAAGCGTTAGGTATGACAAAAGGTCAGTTAACAACCAATGCCAAAGCAAAGGTTAAATAATGCCAGACGGTACAACATCAGTAATCAGCATGGTATGGGATGTAGTCAAGTGGCTATGGTTTGCACTTGCCGGATTTATTATTTTTCACTGGAAAAAGCTTACTAATGATGTTGATGAAATAAAAAAGGATTACGTTAAAGAGGATACATTTAACGAGACGCTTGGAAGCCTTAGAAAAGACATTAAAGATGTGGGCGACAAGCAGGAAAGTCACACTCAGATACTTCGTGAGGACTTACGTGAAGATATGAAGGGCGTACACAGCAGGATAGACACATTATTAATAAGGGTCAGGACTAAAAATGATGATTAACCTTCAAAATGTATAAATGCGTATTCTTTAGCATTGACGAATTAGTCCCACCTGATGTTTACCAGGAGCGCGGCGAACTTGCCTGGGAACTGCTCGATGATAGAGCGCTGGAAACCCTTGACCAATTGCGGGCCAAGTTTGGCCATTGCACGGTGAATAACTACAAATATGGCGGGCCGAGGGAGTGGTCAGGTCTGCGTACGCCTGATAGCCCATACTACAGCAAGTATAGCCAGCACACTTATGGCAAGGCATTTGACTGCATTTTTAAAGAACATGAGGCGCAGGGTGTAAGGAATTACATTAAAGCCAATCCTGATGAGTTTCCGTATCTAAATAGTTATGAGCTTGATGTTAGCTGGCTTCATTTTGACACACGTAACTGCAAGAGAATTAAAACCTACAAGCCATAGGATATATATCATGAAAAATCAAACAATTTCATCTTTAGCTATAAGTATTACTACCATTGCTTTTTTCACCTTGTTTGTCTTGCTTTTATCTGGTTGCCAGACAGCCGGAGCTACACTGGACGCCGCCGGTGATATACGAAGCAAAGTAGCCGCAAAAGAAATGCGCCTTCACCAGAAAGGGTTATGCTCTAGTAACTTTGATGAGATTCGCAAGGCGTTCGGTAAGAACGAGAAAGACTGGCGGGGCATCCTGACCGTATGCGGCTCAGACTCCAACGCTCTAGAGCGAGAATAATAAGGTATTCCATTTCAAACATTATTTTCCCCTTGATATTAACCAAACAGGTACAGCAATTAATATTGCGATAACCCACAGGCCAACAATGGTTCTACCAACAATCAGCGATACTATGTCAAATATTTCCATCATTCTGTCGCTCCTTATCAATGATGGCCTGCAACTCGTCGGCGCAACCTGTGATGTCGTATCCACGATGGTCATCGCATGATTGATAACATAGCTCGACATCTATCCGCCATTTACTGATAAGCACTTGTAGGTCATTTCTTAGCCTCGCCTCCCGTTCCCTCAACTCATCAACCTTGGCCTGTAATTTGTCAAGGATTGTCATTTTTTGACACACTCGACTAGATCTCCATTTCGGTCACTCCATCTATTGAATGTGGACACTTTTTTAAAAATGATTTGTTTGGCGTATTCACACGATTCTTTGCTATTAAATTCTTGCATCGCTACACCCCCAGCGCCACCTGTTGATATTTGCCCAAAGAAAAATATTATTAAGATATATTTCATTTCTCTACCTCCATCATAGCCGCTTCGAGTAGGGCGGCTGTGTAGTCCGATGATATGACTGGTGAATGGGTGTAATGTGTAAACCAATATCCATTAGGATCTTCATTGGCAATGCTCCACCCCTTACCCAACAACCACAACAACACTTCTTCTCGGCGCGCAGGGTTTTTGAGCCAGAATATTTGGTTAGAGTTATACACAACCACGGCATTGATTGATGTGTGTATAATTCTGACGTTTTGTTTGCCCATCGCCTCTGCAAGCTGCTTGTACTGTTGTGGGGTGTAAGAGGTCATACACTACCTTGGTCATACTGAATAGCATTGCTAACCAACTCCACCATTGTATCGAGGTCGTCAAACTCTTTCAGGAACCACGGGCGTCGCAAGCGAGTATCATCCGGCAAACAAAAGGCGCGCTCTATTCCCTGAATAACATTACCCACTGCGACCAATGTCCCATCGTTGGCTTCAAAGTATTGATCTCCATCAAGCCACACATAACCGGCACCATTGCAAATATCAATCAATCTTTCACGTAGTTTCTTTTTACTAATCATGTTCATTCCCCTTTGTTATCTGTGAGGGCTTGCAGCATTTCAATGTCTTCTCTTGTTGCCGTTTCTCTCCCTTCATCAAAAAGGGTGTCAATATCCCCACCTAAGCTATCTTGCCATTCATCGAGAAGTTCTTGTAAATCATTTCTCAGCTTCGCCTCTCGCTCCCTCAACTCATCAACCTCATTCCCCAGCCGTTCGTTAGCATTACTTAGGTTGTTGAATGTAATCTCGTCCATTCTGATTTTGTCGTTGAGTATGGCGATTTGCTCCTTGCTCGCGGTGAGTTCGGTTTTCAATCGACGTGTTTCAATTTGGTACGCTGTGGCTTCGCATTGTTTAGTGCAAGAATTAGACCTGTCTCTTATTTCACGTGCTTCTTTCAGTTCGGCTTTTAACTGGTTGCGTTCTTCGTGTAGCTCCGCCGTAATAGATCGTTCTATGACGTTTGCTGTCGCCGAGGCATTGCGAATTGTGTTTTTTGCCTCTTTCAGTTCTGCTTGGCAGGTGGTTAGCTTATTACTTAAATCATCATAGACATATTCAGCAGATTTATGAGTAGACATGAACCCATGCCGTAAATCTGCTGGTATAGACCTATAATATTTTTCAAACTCACTCATTTCAATTCCTCCCTATATCTACCAAGGCTCTCTTGGCAATATTCGCCAAATCTTCGCGCTGATTTGCTAAACATATGCCCCCGACATACCCTTCTGCAATCTGTTCAAGAGCGGCTTGGCAGGTGGTTATCTGGTTCAAGGCACCCTCACAATCTTCGGCTAGATGGTGAATTGCATTGACTATCTGCATAGTGTTACCCAAGAAATTATCATCTTCCAAGTCACTAGCTATACCTAATGCACATTTTATAGAATTACTTTGTTCACTCATTTCAATTCCTCCCTTGCTGTGGTGGTTCGGGTGTCCAGTCGCGTTATAGCTTTGATCAGTCTTTCTACCATCCAAATGAAACGCCTTGTGCCTGAGTCCGAACAGTCTTGCTCCCTCATAGCAACCCCTATGGCAAATTCAGCAATATCGTCACGGTCACTCATCTTCCCCACCTCTCTTAATCCAAGTCGGCGTTATTTCCCCATCTTGAAAAATCGCTTCATACACTGGGGCAATATAACCCTCGTCCAGCTTTTCAAATTGCTCATGATAAGCAATATATTTTATGCGGTTTGTTCGCATATCATGATTCAGGTCAAGTACCACTACACCTCTGAACAAAGAGGTAAAATCTTCTGGATGCCTGAAAACCTCAACACTGACATAAAACATCCCGATTTTATTTGTTCTCATTCCCCACCTCTCTTGATAATCCGATATGAAACTTCATTAGTGTTGCCCTTGCTTCAACAGCTTATCCTGGTATTTTTCAAAGAGCTTCTTACCCTTCTTTGTTTGCGTGTTATCAATCTTTGAAAAGACATCATGCAACGCCATGTGTGCAAAATCATCACCAAAAATATAATGTGGATTGCCTTTATCGTCGTGTACGCACATAATTGTTTTGCACTTTTTTCGCTGTTTATCTTCTGTTTTCATATCACCGCCTTTATGTTTCAATTGTTCTAAACCGAGCTTTTCCGCATTTGCTGCAATACGACACTTGGGTTATGTAATCGCCTGTGATTTCTCCGTCCAATCTGATTTTACCGTACTTGTATAGCTCCCATGACGACCATTTATGAAAAATTAGAAAACACATTTTTGCTCCTCCTTAATTGGCAGGCGGGCCGGGGTTGTCGCCCCACCTCTCTTGATAATCCAGTAGCTTTTGATTATTTGCCAATCAAAGCTTTTTGCAATACCACCTTCCTCATCATCAATATCGAACCCGTCAACCCACACCCACGAACCAGGATGCACCGGGCATTCACTACTACCATCGTGCGTGTACTCTCTACCCAGAATGGCGCAGTCGAGAGGGGTGAACGACCCTGACCTGTACTCGTCTTTCAGACCGGGGTTGTAACTGACAATAGCAAACGGTGCTTCATAACGAATAAAGAAAGCCACACGCTCAAACCCTATTGAGTCAATTGATATGCCAGCGGTTCCTTTAGGCCACAATTGGTTGTCCATCGCCTCAAGTTCCGCGTCTATCTCTGCGCGTTGCTTTAGTAGTTGTTCGTGTTTAGTCATCACTCTTTACCCTCTTTAATATTCCCAGTGGCCTTTGCACTCGCAGTCTTGTATTGTGCATCCGTCCCAGTCATGATCGTCAGGAGCATGGTCGCATGTGCAATCTGCTACATACGCATTGTCTTCCGGGCAGACATAATCCTCATCCACATCTTCAGCCATCACTTTTCTCCTTAACCTCACACCCACACTTAACGCAGCAAAGAGTACGCTTGAATCCTTGCAGGTGGCCGTATCGGTCAGTTGTTGCCCATGTAACCATCTTTACCTTTGTCTGCTTGTGATTGCATAGCATTAACTCAGTCACCAGGGGTTACCCGGTTGTATAGGCATAGAAATTATCCTGTAACCTTCATCGGTTGCGATCCCAAAGAAGCCAAAATCAAAACGTGATCCGGGAGTAAATCTTTCATGGTCTGACTCAACTACACGCATAGCTTTTCCGTAACCGAATTGTTCTTCTGGCACCCATTTCACTACAATAGTTTTCATCTCTCATCTCCTATTAGGTGGAAACCCTGCCAGCAACGGGATTTGAACCCGTGGCGCTCCCTCAGTCGTAAGGGATGCTCTTTTCCTGACTGAGCTATGCCAGAAAGGTTTCCTGTTCTTTATTCAGACATCAATGCCTTAATTGCTGCACGGTCTGCGGAATTAAACAGCGCCCATACTTTTGTTTTTTCTTCGGCGCTCTGGTATTCGTTTAGAATTTCATGCAATCCGTGTTCATCACCAGCGGCCAGGCAGTCTTTTACCTGCTTGATAATCTGCTCTTTCTCACCAGGTTTAAATCGGTGGCCTGATTCGCTATTATCTTGCGTATCAGCGTCCTTTGTATCATCAATGGCAAGCAAACCATTAAGCGCATATTTGCGCGCATAAGAAGATGTCGCACCTGTTAGCTGCGCTAAATCCATCCCCTTTTTTTCATAAGGTTCGCGGGCGTAAGCTGTTGCTACTGCGCCTTCATTCTCAAGGTTTATGGTGGCTGTTGCCTTGACGTAGTATCGCTCACCAATAAATACGATCTCATCAGAGATGATTAGCGAGGCACCATGTTCTGCAAGCAATGGCTTGACCGCTTCGACAATGTCTTCGCAGGAGCGATACTTGTATTTACCGAAGGTATTTGTTTGTCCTTTCGGCGCTTTTAGCTTTGCCTGAATATCAGACAATACTGTAGTTAATTTACCCACGGTTAATGTCGCCATTATCAAACCCCTTATACTTTGTTTCTTCTTTCGCCCGATCATTCATATCAGATATGTATGAAGCTACAGCATAATCCGCCTCTCTCAACGCATCTTCTTCGCATTGACCGGAATTAATAGCAAGCTCGTAGTTTTCCTGCCATATCTGTTTCATGTCCATTACCAAACTCCTAAGACCATATCCTAATTAGAGTCGTTATTACTAATGTGGTTGCACCGCCAAAATATCCAATTAAAATTATAACTTTTATAAAATATGATTCTGGCGGTTCTTTGTAAAAGTTAATAATCAGCCATGTAACCAGCGTTATTAACAATGCCGTCTGCTGCGTCTCGATCAACATCACTCACACCCTCTTATATCAACCTGTTCAGGCAACTGCCCTACCCGAAAATCAGCCACAGCAGATGTGGTAAATAAGAACAGAAACCAGAGAATGCACCCGATTATCACGGCTAGTTTATCGCTCATCGTTTACCTGCCTTACTGCATACTTTCTGGCTTGCATCGTTACATGGCCGAGAAGCAATTTAGAAGCTGTTATATAGTCCTTGTCACGCATAAGCTCACCGAAATAACTCAACGCCTCATCGCTTCCGTCGCTGTGTACAAACTCTTCGATGCAGTCACGGATAATGGTTTCATCTAGCCAGTTGTCATGAATCTGTTCGATAATCCTATCCTCCTCGGTCTGGCGTTCCCTTGATGCCTGTGCAGACTTGTCTAGTTCTATATCATCGTAGCCCATCAGCTTTCTCCGCTTTATAGCGCGCTTCCATAACAATAAATTGACCGTCACTGGCTGCAAATCCTACACGCTTGATTTGCTCAAGGTTCATAGTTTTACGCTGCGCCCTAAATGCCGCATACATAATATCGTCTATTAATGCGTACTCTTGCGCCTCGTTTTGTGGGTAATCTCTATTCATGTCATGCCCCGTTTGTTTAGGTATCAATTAGCCAGAGCCATCGCCATAGCCATCGCCATAGCCATCGCCATCGCCAGAGCCATCGCCAGAGCCATCGCCATAGCCATCGCCAGAGCCATAGCCAGAGCCATCGCCATAGCCATCGCCATAGCCATCGGCCTTAGCGAGTCTCATGCTTGTTAGTTTTATTTTTTCCATGCCTTCGCACCTTGGAAGAATTCAGCAGCAACTTCAGAGCATGGGATAACCTCAATTACATCAGTTAACTCAATCTCTGGAATTTCAATGGCAATACGTGAATCAGGTGAAACGCCATCCATTGCAACTTGTGATAAGCTGCAAGCCCCGCTCCACTGATGAAGGCGTCTAGATTTGAGTAATTTTGCGTATTGTGGATGGCTAGTTGCAAACTCAGCAACAAATCCAATATGAACCCCTGCTGAATATGTGCGCACAACACAGTATTTCATGCCGTTAGTTTCTGGCGCTAACTGAGTCTTATCTGCACGCACATATTCAACCTCATCTATTTTAATTGTCTCCGGCTTACTCATTTTATTTCCTCACTGATTTAATTTATCTGTAATGTATTTTCAGTATGGGCGCGTGTATATTAAATGTCAAGCACTAATTACAATTAATTTAAAACATTTTACTTGACATTATAAAAACTATAGAAGATACTAAGGGCATGAAAATTACAAACTACCGTGCGAATAAGCTTAAACGCTTTAATTATTCTGAGATTGGCCGGCGTTGTGATGTATCACGTCAGGCTGTATATCAATGGGTTGAAAACAAGCGCATCCCTGATGAACACATAGGGCTTGTGGAAGAGTACACGCGCATGAAATTATACTAAACCCCCTCACCGGCCACCCCTCCCTAGGCAATAGGCCGGCGGCTATCGACAATTATGTCTGATAGCTTCCCTATAACATGCCAAATTTTGCAGACCGTAGGGCTTCTTATTCAAGGCCGAGGCAATGGTACTGCCCCAGCGGGTGAAAGGCCCGCACTTAACCAAAAGGAAAAACAATGCCTAAACAACCACTATGTATTGAATGCAACAACTACATCGACGATAAACCCCTACCAAGGTGTAAGTCTAGCCGTTTCACTGATCTAGTGTCAGGCAATGAAAGGCGCTACTGCCTCATTGAGCGCTTAGACGGTATTGGCCGCTGTTCCAGTATGGGTAACAACTTCGCCCCAAAGGGTGCAGAGACAAAGAAAAAGCCCGGACGGCCTAAGAAAGATGGCTAAAAAACCTCTCACATCAAAGAAGTTTAACAAGATGATTGACGAAGCTATCGACCAATTATCAGACGACAGGGTAGATTCTGGTATAAACATCCTTTACAAGCTAGCAGAGCTGTTTAAATCCGCTGGCGCTAGCAGAGAGAGCTTCGCAGAGATATGCGCTTATATCGAACGTGAGGCCATTGAGCGCACTGACGAAGCATTTATCGAAATGAAGATTAACGCAGCATTAAAAAAAGCCCGTGAGAGTAAGCATGGGTTGATTATTACGAAGCATTGATTATGGCATGAAGCCGATTACCGCGCTGGAATAGGCGTGAATCTAGAACGGGTTTGCCTCGTAGTTCAGGGGAAGAACGCCGCTTACGACTGAGCGGAGGTCGCTGAATCATATAAGGTCGAGGCTAATCGGTGGATTGCTTTTTAAATAAGGTGCAATTAGATGATTTTTTACACTGGCGAACATGAAGAAAAACTAATGCCCTACGAGAATGAATATGGGCAGGTTAAATATCAGGTTGTAACAAGAAGTAAGCGCCTTGGGACACTTATACCATTACACCAGCTATTGAATAAATATATTTTGAAGAGATACCCTAACGGCCATATTGAGTTATAGGTGAGATTATGAATCCTGAACTACATCAATGTCCTTGCTGCCCATCTACGCAATGCGCGATGGATGAGCCATGCTTGGGCTGTGAGACATACGCAGAATGGTCTATTGAGAATATCGCCTCCAAGCGATTAAATAAAATCTCTGTCGAGACGATCAGCTTTGAGGAAATGAAAAAGAAGTTTGACGCAGATTAAAACGCGTAGTAGTTTATCAGTAACGGAGAACAGGATTTGGCCCCTGCCGTAACATAAAATTAAGATTAATAACCCCGTTCTGGGTAGTGTGGAAGTTTCTTAATCTTCCGGCCAAAGCACTACACCAGAGCGGGGTTTATTTTTGGAGATGGTATGGAATATCTAACAATCAAGAATTGGGACAAGTGGCAGACCTATCGCAAAGATAGAGGTCAGCCACCCTGGATAAAGCTACACCGTGAGTTGATGCGAAACATTGAATGGGTGTCATTAAGTGATGCCCAACGCGGGCAGCTCGTCGCCATTTGGTTGCTTGCTGCTGACCGAGATGGCGTCATACCGGCGTCGCCAGAAATAATCAAGAAACTCTGCCACATGGATTCCCTGCCCGACTTAAAATTGTTTATAAATTATGGGTTTATAGAAGATGGCGACATCATGACGCCAGAGTGTCGCCAACATGACGTTACAGATACAGAAGGAGAGGCAGAGGCAGAAGCAGATACAGAAGAGATAACTACATTGTCGGGCAAAGAACCCGACATATCACCCCCTAAGCCTCAATACAAACCAACCGCAGTCAGTGTACTTGATTTCCTTAACGAGAAGACCGGAAGGAACTACCAGCCCGTCAAAGCAAACATAGACATGATTGTGGCAAGGCTCAAGGAAGGGGCAACCGAGGACGAATGCAGGCAGGTGATAGCCAAGAAATCACGGGAATGGCTGAATGACGATGATATGAATCAGTACCTACGTCCGGCCACCCTGTTCAACCGTACAAAATTCGCTCAGTACCAAGGCGAGCTAGTGAGGGTAACACAATGAAGAAAAATCAATGTCCAGAATGCAAATCAACATTAGGCCAGGACGAAACAAGCTGTTTCTGTGGCTGGAAGAAGTCAAGTCGCGGCATCAAGCTAACCGCGTGTTGCGAGGCGGGCTGTACGCAGATGATACATGGCCCACGTTTTAATCGTTGCGCTGAACACCTGGCGGAGTACATGAAAATGAACCCCAGAAAGCTGACAACTGGAAGCGCTATGAATCAGTGCAGTATGCAGGGGTGTATAAATCTGGCGGTTAGAACATCAACGACTAAGGCCGATAGTGACACCGAATGGTATTGTAACGAGCATTCGTACTAATCACAGATAGAAGAAATGCGGAAAATACTGGAGGGTAAATCATGAGACTAGACAGAAACGAAACTAAAATAATCCGCGTACTCACCGAGCACGATATTATGGACGAGCAATGTATTGCGCTAAAGGCTCATATCCCGACATCTAATGTGCGCGTCATCATGGAGCAATTCGAGAACATGGGCTATGCGTGCCGATTAGATGATGGCTGGAGTTTGACGCGGTGAGGGTTTTAATCGGGTGCGAAGAAAGCGGAGTTATGTGTAGCGAGTTCCGCAAGGCTGGGCATGAGGCGTATTCGTGCGATCTTCAACCAACAAGGGGAAATCCTGACTGGCATTACCGTGGCGACGTAAAGGACGTAATGAAAAAGAACCACTGGGATTTAATGATACTCCATCCAGACTGCACCCGGCTCGCCGTTAGCGGAAACCGCTGGTATGGGAGGGGTATGCCTAAACACGAAGAAAGACTGTGGGCGATTGATTGGACTTTAGACCTATGGGAGAGAGCGAAGTCCTGCGCCGACAGGGTAGCATTGGAAAACCCCGTAAGCGTGATATTTAAGTTTTTGCCAAACGTGTTCTATACGCAGCCGTGGGAGCATGGTCACGGAGAAACCAAAAAGACCGGGTTCGCCCTTCACAACCTTGACCCGCTGACACCAACGGACATAGTTGAGGGTAGAGAGCAGAAAGTTTGGAAAATGGCTCCATCACCAACCAGGAAGCGTGACAGAAGCGTTACTTATCAGGGAATCGCAGAAGCCGCCGCTAAACAATGGGGTGAATTATGAAAACAAAACCACTCTTTAACCGCTACACCATCACAGACCAGGGCAAGATATTCGACGGTGATAAAGAAGTTCATCAGTATTACTGCAAAACAGACGAGTGCTGGCAAGTGTGTCTGACAGATAAAGCAGGCAGGAAAGTTAAAAAGCACGTAGCACGGCTTATTGCTATTGCTTTCGTTGAAAGGCCACGCGGTACAGAATGCGTAATAAATAAAAGCGGCGACAAGGCCGTTAATTCAGCAGCAAATCTAAAATGGATTACCTTATCCGAGAAGCAGAAGATTGCATATAACAAGACTAAAAAAAGATTTGATCCTGACGAAACAGCCAAGATAGCTAACTGCATGCCGTGGAAGTGATAATATAATGCTTGACTTTTAGTTTACAGGGGTATATCGTTTTATTTAATGATAAGTTAAACAAGGGGTGAGCCGTTATGAAAATTATTACAGTAGCGCTACGGACAGTCGTACTTTCTAGCATGTTGTTAGCCGCCGGGTGCGGTGAGAGTAAGCCTGTCGGTAAATACGTTGTATGGGTTGGCGGTGATATTGTTGCGGTTGGCTACCACACCAATGAATACAAGCAAAATAAAGGGATGGTTGAATTTACCGATATTCGTAAAGGGAAAAAGAAAATAGTGCCTATGACGAGCGTGCTAGATATAGATGTGAATCGTTAAACAAGGGGTAAAACCCGGTATGAATGAATACCTAATCGTAATTGATCTCTATCTACCGAATGACGGGTGGATATTCAGGAGGCAGGCGTTATGACAAAAGAAGAAGCGGTCAAGGCGTTAGAGGCTATACAGCATGGTGATAATGAAGCCGCCCATAGTCAGGCTGATGATATATTGCTTGAATATCTGTCATCCTCGGATTCTGTCGAAGTTGCAGAGGCTTGGCGTCATGTAAGTAATAGTATTGGATTCTGGTATGCGTAAATGATAATTAGAAACGAACAGAATAAACTACAAGCCATAGAGCAGGTAAGAGGCTTACAGGATGACGTAGAATGGGAAGTCACAATAAAAGAATATAAAGAAAATCGCACAAATGCCCAAAATAATCTTATGTGGATGTGGCACAAGGTATTTGCAGAGAAGTACGGCGAAACGAAAGAGCGTGTACACCACAGGTTTAAGTACAAATACGTGATTCCGATATTGCTCAGAGAGGACAGAGAGGGCAAATTAACTAAGCTGTATGGACTGGCTGAGTCAGACAAGGACGCAATGGCCGCATTGGTTCGGGTTATATCAACCACGCATCTCAACACGGCAGAGCTATCCGAAGCCCTGACCGAATACGACAGGGAATCAAGCGCGAACGGCATAGCCTTTCCGCACCCTGATATTTATCACTTGGCGATAAGGTGAATTATGAGAATAAGTAATTTTGAACTTGTTGAGACAAAGGGAAGCCGACCGACTGATTGGGTATATATTGCTAATGTAGACATGGAGGAGGGCGTTTTGTGGTGGAAAACGAAAAAAACAAGAGAGATAAGGCGAGAATTTGCGGGTTTTTGGTATTTCTCAGATACGGGCGCGTTTACACCTGTCTTTCAGGTGGAAAAATTGGCAAGACTCTGGACAGCTAAAACGGGCCAGCGTTGCTGAATGGCCTCATAGGGAGGGATTATGAGTGACGCACAGAAAATTATAGACAGAGAAACCGCAAAGCCTGGATTGCGCGGCAAAATTAATGCTTTCTGCGCTTCGTGTATCTATGACCCTGTTGGTGGTGCGGGAACGTGGCGCGAGCAAGTAAAGGGCTGTGGTGCTACAGAATGTCCGCTATACAGCGTAAGACCAATGCCGAGCACGGGAGACTGACATGAATAAATTTGAGGTTGGCGAGATCGCGATACTTTGGATACCTGGCGATGTCTCGCACAAAAAAGAGGTTGAAATAATTGCTGTGGGCGATATTAGCAATCTTGGAGTTCCAGCAGATTACAGGATAGATATACCTGGAGATACCCATCCGAGTACAGGATATTGGTGTGTAGACGTTGAGTATCTTCGGAAAAAGGAGTCACCCCAAGCATTATCCTCATGGGAAGAAATAGAAAAGCAGATAGGCTGGCACCCTGAGAAGGTGAGTGCTTGAGCAAGATATGTGAAAGCGCAAAGGGGCAGGAATGCCAGGTTAGAATACCCGGCGTGTGTAACTTTAATCCTGAAACGACAATACTCGCCCACCTTAACGGCGGCGGTATGGGTAGGAAGAATCCAGATTATCAGGGCGCGTATTGTTGTAGCGCCTGCCATGATGTGTTGGATGGGCGTGTTCAGATGGTGGGGCCAGCCGAGTTTTTAAAGGTGTATCACCTAGAGGGTGTTATCCGAACACAGGAATTATTGAGAGAACAAGGGCTAATTAAAATTGCCTAGACGCAGAGCCGACAAGATAGATAACAACCAGAGAGCCATCGTAGAAACCCTCAGAGCGATTCCTGGCATATCGGTGGAAACGGGCAAGGATGATATTTTAATCGGTTACAGAGGCTCTACGTACTGGTATGAGGTGAAATCACCGGATACTGTCAGCAAAAAGACGGGCGAGATACGCGAATCAGCTAAGAAGACAGGGCAGAAGCGATTAGAACATGAATTTAACGGGCATTATAGGATTGTGTTCCACGTGGAACAGATACTTGAAGATATAGGAATAAAGCGAGGGAATTAAAATGAAACAGAATGAGCCTATTGTAATTAAGGTTGTTGCCAATGGCGTTATTGTACAGCCTTTTTGTAATCCCCAGGAAATGGCCAGAGTAGATGACATAAGGGTTTTTGAATCGCTTGAAGGTCTGCGTAGATTTCTTTCGGACCATGTTTTGTTTGAAGAATGAACAACATTGATAAAGACATAGAGTATTGTTGGGATTGCCAGCACTTTGAGCAGTCAGAATCAGGCTATCATTGTCTAATTAGAATCGAGTTAAAGGAAGGTTGTAACCTGAAAACACGGGAACCTGGGGCGGATTTGCCGGTTTATCTGGAAAAATTCACGAAATGAGGTAGAATATAGCTATGAATCAGGATGAATTGGATGATTTACCCATCAATGGAGATTTCAAATACGAAATGATTCCATTACCAGACCCAAGATACCCAGATGCTAGAGGTGCGTCTATTACAATTCCAAGATCCGGAGAAATTAAACTAATGATGATTGAGCCAGACGATTATGCATTGATTGAAGATAGAAAGGGCAACAAGTGGTGTACAGGTACTATTGATGGCGTAAAGCATAAACAGAGGGTTTATATATGAATCGTCGAAACTTCCTTAAAACACTCCTAAGATGCTGAGAATAGCCAAGAAGACGTATTCTATATTTGGCCCTACCCCGGTATTAGCACGATTAAGGTTAACGGGGCGATGGAAGCTTATCAAAGAGGAGGGGCGTTGTGAACTATACCTGGAGTATTGGTTTTTGATATTCCGTGAATGGGTCCACGAAGATAGGGTGGTTATTCAGGAGGTTGAGGTCAATAATTGCGGGAAAACAACAGCATAATGACTTGCAAACCCCTTAATAATTAGCTATTTTTGCAGTATATGAATCATGCAAACAACAAATCAGCGAATTGTTATGGCCTACTACATGCCAAACTACAATTTCGCAGCCGACTACTACAATGGCCGCTGGGTCATGGTTGCAAGACAGAAAACGGATACTCCGGCGGTTACACTCGCCCAGATTTCAGCCATTAGGAAAATGGCAAAGCGATTTAGTAAATAAAGCTATATTTGGCATTCGAGGAGAATCAGCCATGAAAAGACGTAATTTTATCAAGTCATTGATTGGATTGGTTGCGGCCCCTGTCGTCGCTAAGGCGTCAACAGAAATCGTCGAGGGCCCAGCCAGCGTTGATGTCCTGAAAGAGCAGGGTAGGGTCCAGCATGAGCCAGTACGTGAGCCGTTTGACTGGAGCCATTATGACCGCGATAAGCTCATGCAAATCTTTAAAACCACAAAAAGATTTCGGGATAAGATGGGCAGGCCAACCACCCTACATGAGATTTCCGAGACTTTTAAGCAGATGGCGATTGAGAACCATAGGGTTCCTAAAGCGCTGCGGCGATAAGGTTATAAACAGTATCAGTGACGCAGAGCTTATGTTGACTGGAGAGAGTCGCGAGGATTGGGCGTCACGCAATAGTGCAGCATCCATGAGGGGTTAATATGAAAAGACGTAATTTCTTAAAGGTTATTATCGGGACTGTTGTAGCTGGGGCCACAGGTAAATCAATCGCCTCAACTGAGACAGTTATAATACCTCAGTCTGATCGCGCTATCCCAATGCCAGGAGTACAATATACCTTCAACCCAAAGCATATTAATACTGGGCTAGCCATGACGCCCAGACCCGATACGGGTTGGGAGGTGCTGAATATTACACCTAATGATATATTCCATCCGGTATACCATCACACAGGGCCAAAGCCTTGCGGAAAGATCGCCATGTACGCAACTAAGCAGTTTAAGCGTGGAGACCCAGTAAGGCACACAGATTTTGTGGCTACAGATATGACGCCCATGAAGCGCAGTGGCAAATGTGGATCATGTGGCGGTGCGATAGGTCCGCTCGGTGATAAGTGTCTACGCGGCATGGATGAGAGGTTTGATGAAGCGCGCAGGATTAAGGCAGAGCTAGGACCATATTGGGAGGCATACAATGCTGCTAAGAGGGGGTAGATATGGCAGCCGTAAGAACCTCGCTACTTCTAAGATAGATCAAATTAGACAGGTGGCGTATGGCTGCCGGACGTAAGACAGGCGGTCGCCAGAAAGGCACTCCCAACAAGAAGACACGGGAGATACAATCCCTGCTTGATTCACTTGGCTGTGACCCTGTAGAAGGTATGGTTAAGATCGCAATGGATGAGAACAACCCGCCTGAACTACGTGGCCGCATGTTTTCTGAGCTATCACAGTACGTATACCCTAAGCGCAAGTCTATCGAGGTTGCTGCTGAAGTAACCACTAACTTCGTTGTAGACTCCAACCCCCTAAGCGTCGATGAATGGCAGACAAAACACAAACCATCTGGCGACCCCAGCCAGGTCCCCAGCACGCATTAGTCGAATGCCCCATATTTGAGATATTTTATGGGGGCAGTCGTGGAGGCGGTAAGACTGATGGGATGTTGGGTAAGTGGGCAATTAAGGCTAGCCGATACGGTGAGGGCGCTGTAGGCGTATTCTTCCGCAAGACCCGAGAGGATTTGAAAGAGGCCATCGAGCGTAGCAAGCAGCTCTATGCACCATTAGGGGCTAAGTACACAAAGCCAGAGTGGGTGTTTCCTAACGGGGCGCGCCTTAAATTCCAGTATCTTGAGCGAGACAAGGATGCTGAGAACTACCAAGGCCATAACTACACTGACCTATTCTTTGAAGAACTCACACACTGGGCAGACCCCGGCCCCGTCAATAAACTCAAGGCAACCCTACGTAGCGCCACGGGTGTTCCGACTCAATTCCATGCCACGGGCAACCCTGGCGGCCCCGGTCATAACTGGGTCAAAGCTAGATACATCGACCCTGCTCCCGGCGGGTTTGAGCGATTAACCGAGGAGTTTGAGAACCCGTGGACAGGTGAGAAACAGACGCTAGATCGAATATTCATTCCATCCAAACTCACTGACAATCCGCTTTTGCTTGATTCAGACCCCTTATACATCGCTAAATTGCAGCAATCAGGCAGCAAAGAGCTTGTGAGGGCGTGGCTAATGGGGGATTGGAATGTTATCGAGGGTGCGTACTTCGATTGCTGGTCTGATGAGTTGATTATAAAGCCTTGTAAGCTGCCTGAGCATTGGACGCGCTTTAGGTCGTTTGATTGGGGGAGCGCCAGGCCGTTCTCATGCGGTTGGTGGGCGGTGGCCTCAGAGGACTTTATACACCCAAATGGACAGGTTATCCCCAAGAACGCATTAGTTCGATATCGTGAGTGGTACGGGTCGAGCAGCCCTAATGTTGGTCTTAAGATGACCGTTGAACAAGTTGCTAAAGGTATTGCAGGGCGTGAGAAAGATGATGTTAAAATTCATTACGGTGTTGCAGACCCGGCTATATTTACTCAAGACGGCGGGCCATCAATGGCGGAACGTATGGCAATTGCGACCAATAATAGTGTAATATGGCGGAGATCCGACAATAAGCGTGTTGCTACGCACGGTCATATTGGTGGTTGGGATCAAATGAGAGCCAGGATGATCGGCGATGATAAGCCGATGATTTACTTCTTTGATACTTGCGTCGATACTATACGCACTGTTCCGTCACTACAGCATGACGAGGATAAGCCGGAGGATTTGGATACGGACGGCGAAGACCACTGTTTTGCAGCAGGAACAATGGTTAGCACCCCATATGGAGATGTACCGATAGAGCAAATGCCGGAGAGTGGTTTTGTGAATACTCGTCATGGCGTAAGAAAATACAGGTCTGCGGGGCTAGTTAAGCAACAAGCAGATATCGTTAAACTGACCTTTTCGGATGGCCGCGTTGTTCATTGCACGCCAGACCATCGTTTTATCTCGGAGGACATATGGACGGAAGCGCAGAACATGCTAGACCAAACCCTTACCCTTTATCGAACACCATTCAAGACTACAATGGTCAGCGATATTACAAGTGTGGCCCGTACTTTCAGCGCAAAGGCACAAGACTGCATCGACTGGTTTGGGAGGATGCCAATGGCTCGATACCTGACGGGTATCATATCCACCACATTGACCACGACCGCAACAATAATGTCCTCGAGAACCTCCGGCTTATTAGCGCCAGCGACCATGCCAAGCACCACTACACGCCAAGGGGCGACATCAAGAAAGCAAGGGAAGCGGCTGCCAAATGGCACGGCTCGAAAGAGGGTCGCGAATGGCATAAGCGCCATTATGATGAAAGCATCGCTCCGAAGATGCGAGCTAAGACTACTGGAACATGCCAGGTCTGCGGCGCAACCTACGAAGCATCACTGGTTCACGCGCATAGAAAGAAGTATTGCAGTAATAACTGCAAAGCGCGTGCGCTGCGTCAGCGTAGAAAAGGGCGCGCCGGATGATGTATACTGCATAACAGTGCCGAGTGTAGGTGAGTTTTTGTTGTCTGGTGGGGTGGCGGTATCTAATTGCGCCGACGAAATACGCTATGCGTGTATGTCTCGGCCTTACACCCAGCCAGGACCGGCAGAAGAGAAGCCAATTAAGGGCATTGAGAGTATGTCACTTAATGACTTGTGGAACGATAGGCCAAAAGATAGGCGGATTTGATGCAAGAAGAATCAAAAAAAGACTTCGGCAGTGATGGGCCAGGATTGTTTAAATATTGGCTCGCCGAATATCAATTAGCCTGTAAGCGTGAGGCCACATGGTCCAAGCAGGGCGATAATGTCATCAAGAAGTATGAAGACGACCGACCTGAATACAGCGAGAGCACTGGATTCAACATCCTGTGGTCAAATACAGAAACATTGCTCCCCGCAATGTACTCCAGAACACCTAAACCAGTAGTATCCCGTAGATTTAAAGACGATAACGAGCTAGGCATTCAAGCTAGCCGCATCCTACAGCGCGCCCTTGAGGTATGCCTGGATAGTTATGATTTCGATTCTGAGATACGCGCCGCCGTTCAAGACCGATTGTTACCCGGTCGAGGTCAAGCGCGAGTACGCTATATTCCAAAGATGGAGCAGACCCCTGTACCGTTACCCGTTGACGAGCAGGGACAGGCGATAATCAAAGAAGGCCAGGAGGTGATCACACATCAGGGCATCCAATGCTGCATGGAAGACCGCGTAGTATACGAGGAGGCCCGCGTTGAATACGTGTACTGGAAGCACTTTAAGCACGGCCCAGGCCGCGTATGGCGAGAGGTTCCGTGGGTATCGTATGACGTGTATTTGTCACGCGATCAAGCAAAAAAGCGATTTGGAACCCTTGCTGAAAAGCTAAATTACAACCACAGCCCCGACAAGGTTGACGAAAAAGATAATAATGCCGAGCTATTTAAGCAGGTGCATATTGTTGAAATATGGTCAAAAACAGATCAAAAAGTAATATGGATATCGCCTGACTACAAAGAAGGGCCGCTAGATACCAAGGCCGCACCCATAAGCTTTAGAGACGGATGTCCGTCGCCCAAGCCGTTATTGAGCGTAACGACCACGAAAAGCCTTATCCCTATCCCTGAATATAAGCTGTATCAGGACCAAGCCAAAGAACTTGATAAAATCACAGCAAGACTGGATAAGGTTGTCGATGCGATCAAGGTGCGCGGCCTGTATGCGGGTGATGCAGAGGCTATCCCACAATTGTTGCAGGGTGAAAACAATGAGTTAATCCCGGTCCGCGACTGGATGGCCTATATAGATAAAGGCGGCGTCGATAGCCTTGTATCATGGCTACCCGTCGATCAATTAACGCAGGTTGCTGCTGCGCTATACGAAGCACGCGACCGCGCCAAAGAGGTTTTGTATGAGCTAACGGGCATATCAGATATTGTGCGTGGTGCATCAAATCCGAATGAAACACTAGGCGCTCAGAAGATTAAGGGCCGCTATGCGGCGATGCGCTTTGATACCCGTAAGGAGTCTGTCGCTCATTTTGTGCGTGATATTATCCGTCTTAAAGCCGAGATCATAGCCGAGCAATTCAGCCCCAAAACACTCGCCTTGATGACGGGTATGGAGGTCACGGACGAGGTGATGGAGTTGTTACGCAATGACCCTGCCAGGTCGTTCATGATTGATATTGAGACCGATTCAACCATCGCCGCCGATGAGATGGAAGAAAAAGAGCGCCGGACCGAGTTTTTAACGGCTGTTGGCGGGTTTATGGAAAAAGCTGTTCCGCTGGTCCAGCAGGCTCCACAAATGACCAAGATAGCCGGCGAGATGCTGCTATTCGCAGTGCGTGGCTTCAGGGCAGGCCGGGAGCTTGAATCATCCTTTGAGGATTTGGTCGAGGGCATGGGTCAAGAAGACCCACAGCAGAACCCAGCCATGCTCATCGAGCAGGTTAATATGCTGACTCAGCAGAACCAGGAGCTACAGGAGGCAGCGAATACTAATCAAATCAAGGCCAATACTGATATACAGATTGCGCAGATGAAGATGCAGGCGCAGCAAGTAGAATCTGATGTTAAGCTTAGAGCCGATATTCAGATTGCACAGATACAGGCGGAGGCCGATATTCAGATTGCGCAGCTTAAAGAGCAGGGAGAGCTGGGCAAGGCCGCACAGGAAAGACAATCTACGTCAGAGCAGAACGCTAACGCACGCGCTGAGATTGAGCGCGAAATAGCAGATATACGCGCTAATGCAGAGGTTGAGGTCGCTAAGATTATGGAGCAGGCCGAGGCGGCCAGGGTGCAACTCGAAGTTGGCCCGCCCGCCATGCCGGATATCTATGTAAACATTGAAAAGGACGGCAATAAGACGATTAAGATTGATAAGGGCGCGGACGGTAAGATTTCAGGCGCTACAGTTGAAGCAGAATAACTAGCAGGGAGAATACTAATGGCTTCAGTCGTAAACAGGACAACGAAACAGTACTTAGGCTCGGTGCATACGCCGGATTACTCGCCGGTCGATTGGATTATCGACCCTGATTTAAGCTCTGTAATTGGTGTACCGAGTAAATATTGGAATATTAGCGGAGATATTATAACCGAGATGACACAGCCAGAAAAAGACGCCGTAGATGCCGCCGAAGCAATAGTTATTCGAGACAACAACCGCGCAGAAGCGGTCGCTACGCCGGACGCAGCGACATCGACAGGCGTGGAGTTCAGAGAGCTATTTGAGCTATTCAATAAGCGAGATAATTATATTATTAATCGGCTTATTGAAGTGCAGACGATGGCGTCTGATTTGAAAACGGCTATCACAACATCATCAGGTGCGGCCCAAACTATTCGTGATGAGGTGGCCTTAGTGGATGTCACACCGTCAGCGACAGCGACCAGAACAAGGGCTGATACCATCACTGAATACAAGGACGACATTAACGCCGGAGGCGCTGACTAATGTCGTCCGGCGATACACTGTTAATCTTTACCCCGCTGCATAATGAGCCGCCATCAAGTAACTATGCAACGCTAGACTTGCGAAACCTACACCCTGTTTTAAAATTTGATGATACGACCAATGAAAGCGTAGTTTTTACAGGGGTTATGCCGCAAAGCTACGCAGGGACAACAGGCGTTACTGTTTACCTTCATTACTCAATGACATCAGCAACGACTGGAGATGTGGACTTTGATGCGGCGTTTGAAAGGATAGGGGATCAACAATTAGATATAGATGCAGACTCGTTTGCGGCAGTTAATTCTGTTGATAACACTACCGTTCCCGCAACGTCTGGATTAGTAGATATAGTATCAGTTGCGTTTACCGACGGTGCAGACATGGACTCTGTGGCTGTAGGTGAGCTTTTCAGGATTAAAGTCACCCGTGATGCTGTATCCGATACGTCTGCCGGAGACCTAGAATTACATGCCGTGGAGATTAGAGAAACATGAGTCGTTCATTTAACGGCACATCTGATTATCTTGATACTTCAACGCTGATAATCAGCGGTGAGCCGTTGACAATGGCCTGTTGGTTTAACTCTAATACGCTCGCCGCATCACAAGGATTAATGTCACTTAACAGGGCGTCTGATGGCAATCACTATCACTGCCTTGCAGCAGCAGGCGGCGCAGCGGGCGACCCTATAAGAGCCATTACTTTTGATGGCACAAGCTTTGTGGGGTCTTCAACTACAACCGGATATTCCGCGAATACATGGCATCACGCATGCGGTGTATGGGCTTCCTCAACAAGCAGAACATCATATATTGATGGTGGCTCTAAAAACACCAACACAACTTCATCGACACCTACAATAGATAAAGCCTCTATTGGTCGATTTAGCTCCGGTGGTTCTTATATGAACGGGGAGATAGCAGAGGCGTGCGCCTGGGATGTGGCGTTAACTGATGCAGAAGTTGCCATACTTGCAACGGGGGTAAGCCCCTTAAAGGTTCGTCCTCAAAATATCGTTTGTTACTGGCCTATTATCGGAAGAACATCGCCGGAGATTGATATTGTAGGCGGAATAGATTTAACCGTTAATGGCGCGACAGTCGCAGAGCATCCCCGGATCTTTAATATCGGCGGGAATATTATTAGTTTTGCAGCAGCAGGCGCAGCCCCGGTAACAGGCAGAATTATGAGTAGTTTAACTAATTATGGTGGCCTTGCGGGTCATGGCGGCATTGCTGGCACAGGCGGAGGACTCGCGGGATGAGTGATGTAACATTAGAAGATACCGTTTATATAGAATTTTCTACCCGCGCATTTGCGACGGGTATACCAACAACGCTTGCCGGAACCCCTGTGGTTTCATGGTCAGAAAACGGAGGGGTAAATAGTGCCGCAGGCGTAACACTGACAGTCGATTTAAACACCGTAGCTGGAAACCATTTATTAACTATAGCAGCAACAGCGGCAAATGGTTTTGAATCCGGCAAGCATTACAACCTGAAAATAACAACCGGCACAGTGGCCGGCGTTTCGGTTGTAGGTGAGGTTGTCGCACGATTCACCATTAGCGCGAGTGCAGCCGCGACTGATTTGGCTAACGCAACTGACGGATTAGGTGCATTAAAGGCAATACTAGACACAAGTGGCGTTGTTCTAACTGCAACAGCAACATCGGCACAGCTTGTAGACGATGTGTGGGATGAAGTATTAACGGGCGCGACACATAATGTGGCTAGCTCATCCGGTCGCCGTCTGAGGTCGATTCAGGAGTTCCAAGGCTATGAGGGCGGGGCTGTTTGGATAGATACCGTAAACGGCAACGCAGGTACGGTTTCGTATGAAAATGGAACGGTGGAAAATCCTGTCGATACAATTGCAGACGCAAATACAATAGCGTCCGCTGTCGGTTTATCCAGGTTCCGGGTGGCCCCCGGTTCTTCTATCACTTTTGCAGCGACTCAGGCGAATCAATCTTTCATTGGTCACGAATGGACTTTGGCTTTGGGCGGGCAGAGTATTGCCGGTACACGCATTGAGGGTGCTGTCGTATCGGGTACAGGTACAGGGACAGGGCATCACTTCATTGACTGCAACATCGGCAATGTAAGTATAGAAGATGGCTCTATGGGATGGTGTATGTTTACCGGAACCATCACCTTAACGGGTGCGGGTGATTCTTATTGGCATGACTGCTATTCTGGTGTTGCGGGTTCTGGAACGCCTGTCGTGGACTTTGGTGCGTTAGTGGGCAATTCTAACTTGAATGTACGTAGGTACTCAGGCGGTCTACAGATAGATAATAAAGACGCTACCGGCACTGACTTAATGAGCCTTGAAGGTAACGGGCAATTGCTTGTCTCAGCCTCATCGAGCGGCGCTATTTCGCTTCGCGGTAACTTCAAGGTCACTAACACAGGTGGCGCTACAATTACCTATGACGATAACTCACAGGGCATACAGGATATCGAGACAGATACCGCTGAAATAGGCACAGCAGGTGCAGGATTAACTGATTTGGGCGGAATGTCTACTGCAATGAAGGCAGAAGTTAACGCAGAGTGTGACACAGCATTGACTGATTATGATGGCCCGACTAATGCCGAGATGGAGGCAAGAACACCAACAGCAGCAGAATTGTTATATATGACCCGTCATGCCGCTACAGCTTTACCTGTTACGTTTACAGGTGGAACAACCACCACGGCAGTACTGGGTAATGTAGATGGATCAGCGGCGTCGAGCACAGACGATGTATATAATTCCCGTCTATTGGTATTTAATGCGGGTACGCTTGATCAGCAAGTCTGTCAGATTACGGACTATACAGGCTCAACCAAGACAGCGACGATTAGCGCAGTGACAACGGCGGTAACATCAGGTCACACCGCTATACTGGTGTAAATTGTGTTAACCCGTATCGGGGTTGGTGGCGTAGGGATAACCTACGGCACGATAACCGATAAAGCCGAATCGACAGCAAGCCCTAGACCGGGCGACCTGTTTACAAGGATAGCGGTCGGCGGTGTTGGTCAGACGCTTGGAACGGTTGCAGATAAAACGGCTGACGCGCATGGGCCAAGACCGGGAGATTTATTAACAAGGATTGGTGTCGGTGGTGTAGGTATTTACTATGAAGTCACCGCCAAGGCTGAGAGTGAGGTAGAAGAAGATCAGGAAGGCGGCGGGTACACTCCTTACGGATTAGCTACTCCCTGGGAGGTCGATCTAGGGGGTGAGACAGGCGCAGAGCATCTAGCCGATATCACGCAGCAGCTTGAATCCGAGTTTGGTTTAAGCCCTGATGAGATTGAGGAGGTTGTCGAGCAGGCGGCTACAACAGGAATATCGCTTTCTGATGGTCGGATTAGGCGGCTTGCGCAAGCCATACACGCAAGACCCAAGGAATTTGATAGAATAAGGGATATGGTAACCGGGCATGAAGACGGCGAAGATGTAATTGCACTAATATTGATATTGGCGGAATTATGAACAAAGGTTTAAGAGATACACCTAAATCACGGGTTAGCACGTCTGAGTCAAGGGACGAGCATACGCGCATATTCGGTGAGCGAGCTATGAAGACGGGCCGCACAAAATATGTGCAGATAGATGGTAAATTAGTAGAAATAGATATAGATGCGCCGCCACAAAAACCAAAGTCAGCCTTTGTGTTCGGTGATATTACCGAGCATAGGAGCACGGTAACGGGTGAAATGGTAACAACCAGATCGCGCCACAGACAGATATTGAGAGAGAATGGCTTGGTTGAGGTGGGTAATGAAAACCTTGCCAAGCATACGCCTAAGCGCGATACTTGCTCTAAAGGTGTAAAAGAAGACCTGCAAAGGACGTTAGCAGAGCTCAAAGGTTAAGATATTTTCTCGCCGTGAGGCGATATTTTCCACGGGGCTGCGGCCCCTTATGATGGAGTTTGAATATGAGTGAAGAGAGCACTGCCACAGAGCAGCCAGCTTCAGACAGTATTGACCAGGACATCGCTGACGCATTCGCGGAGATGGATGTGGAGGTTACTAATGAGGCTGATACCACAGAGGCTATTGTCGAAGATACGTCTGCCGATATTGTCCCTGAAGAAACCGACGTGCCTGACGAGATTGCAGCGGAGGCCGAAGATACAGAGGCCACTGAAGTCACTGAGGATGTGGGGCTGACAGCCCCGGACCACTGGTCATCCGAGAATAAGACTCTATTTGAATCACAAACCCCTGAAGCGCAACAATTCTTGCTTGACCGCCATAAAGAAATGGAGGCGGACTATACCCGAAAAACACAGGATATAGCCGAGGTTCGTAACGAGCTCGGACCGTATTGGGATAAGTTTTCAGCGCAGCGCGGCCATTTGCAGCGCCAAGGCATCAGCACATCACAATATCTTGAGAATTTAACTAATGCTGATTTGATGCTCAGTCGTGATCCTGTGGGTGGAATCAGGCAAATCGCGCAAGCCTACGGCGTTGACCTGTCAGACCCTTCATTTCTACAAGAACAAAGCGCGGTAGACCCGCAAGTTCAGACGCTTCAGCAAGAGCTTTCAGAGCTACGAAACACTATTACACAACGCGACCAGGCTGCTTACGAGACAAGCCTGAGCACGTTTCAAGAACAAATTAATTCATTTGCCACGAAAACGACGGAAACCGGCGAAGCGGCTCATCCGTATTTTGAAGAGGTGATGAATGACATGGTAGTACTGGCCCAAGCCGAGCAGACGCAAGGCCGAACACCAGAGTTGTCAAAGTTGTACGAACAAGCTGTATGGGCTAACCCGACCACCCGCGCCAAGCAACTAGCTGCTGATAAAGCAGTCCAAGCTGCCGACGCTGAAAAGCGGGCCAGAGCGAAAGCGGCTAAGGCAAAAGAAGCAAGCTCCTCACTATCAGGTAGTCCTGACGTGTCTGGAGTCAATGCCTCACTGAGCCTGGAAGAGGAGCTATCCGCCAATTGGGGATAGACCGTTAAATTAGCAGAGGAGCCTAATCATGGCATCACCAAACCTTAGTGAATTGGTGACGACTACCCTGCGAAATCGCTCCGGCAAGCTCGCAGATAACGTCACAAACAACAACGCACTGTTGTACAAGCTACAGCAACAGGGCCGCGTTAAACCCATCAGTGGTGGTCGTGTAATCACCCAAGAACTCAGTTATGCAGAAAACGGCACTTACAAGCGCTATTCCGGTTATGAAACGCTGGATATCTCGCCTAGTGACGTAATGACCGCCGCTGAGTACAACATTAAACAGGCAGCGGTTGCTGTTTCTATCTCAGGTCTGGAAGAACTTCAGAACTCGGGCAAGGAACAGATGATCGAATTGCTCTCGAGTCGTATCGAAAACGCTGAAGACACTATGAAGAATAATATCAGTGGTGATATTTATTCAGACGGTACAGCGAACGGCGGTAAGCAGATTGGTGGCCTTCAGTCATTGGTTGCAGATGCGCCTTCAAGCGGTACGGTAGGCGGTATTGACCGTGCTACGTATAGTTTCTGGCAGAACTACGCCTATGATGCTAATACAGACGGCGGTGCAGCGGCGACTTCATCCAACATCCAAAAGTACATGAATCAGGTTTACCTGAATACATGCCGTGGTACGGATAAGGTTGATTTGATCGTAGCGGATAACAACTACTTTAAGTTGTACCTGGAATCTATGCAGACCATCCAGCGTGTAACTAACGAGAAGATGGCATCCGCAGGCTTTATGAACCTGAAGTACATGAATGCAGATTGTGTATTCGACGGCGGTTATGGCGGCGATTGTCCGACTAACCACATGTATTTCTTGAACACGAAGCACCTGTTCTTCCGACCTCACCGTGACCGTAACATGGTTCCATTGAACCCTGACCGTCACGCCACTAACCAGGATGCAATGGTTAAGTTGATCGGCTTTGCTGGCAACATGACTATGAATAACGCATTCTTACAAGGAGTCCTGAAGGACTAAGGAGGCATATCATGGCTTTTAAATTTACAGAAGGTCGTATCGGCCTTCAGGTAATCACTGAAACCTCGACTACTCAGCAGCACGAATTGGGTCTTATCTGCAAAGCGGATGATCCGACACTGGGTTCCGGCGAGTTCATTTATCTGAAGGGCGTGGCCTCAACAGTAGTTGGTTCTATCGTTGATTATGATGTCAGCTTCCAGACTGCACTGCACACAACCGCATTAAATACGCCGTCAGCCGTTGCTGTGGCGATGTCGGCTAATGTTGCAGATCAGTACGGCTGGTATCAAATCAGCGGCCTGACCACGATGAACAAGTCTAGTGCCGTATCATTCGCAGCGGGCGCTGCAATGGCTGGCGGCTCCGGTCTTGCTATCGCGGCGGTGTCCGGTCTTATCATGAACGCTGCACTGGTGGCGGCTGTGGCTTCTGCGAAGTCTACAACCCTGTCAGTCAAAGTAATGGTAAACCGTCCACACGGCCCATCTGACGTCTCGTAAGGGCGTTTATTAGGATAAGTCAGGCGGGGGCAACCCCGCCAGATTTTAAGGATTATTTATGACCGCACCGAAAAATGAAATCGTCCAGACCATGTATCAAAACCCACATGCAACAAAGGGTTTAATGTTATCCATGTTGATTGTTAGCAACACCTCTGATGAAGATCTTGAAAGAAACATCAGGGCTAACTCATCGAAATACGATAACTGGATGCAGTTACAGGACGCTCATGATGGGGTTGCGGTTATGCTTGGCGGAGGTGCTTCGATTAATGACAATATCGAGGATATCCG